CCGCCATTGCCTTGAACATCCGTACCTCAATCGGGCTGCTCTGGATGTGCACGACGGTCACTTTATCAGAGTTTTGCCCCTTGCGGTCAGCCCGCGCAATGCACTGCAGGTACATCTCAACGCTCATCAACGGCCCGTAGAACACCACTGTGTCGGCAGCCGTCAGCGTGATCCCGTGCGCTGTGGCTTGGGGTTGCATGACCAGCACGCGCACGGCGTCGGTGTTCTGAAAGTCGTTGATGATCTGCCCCCGCTTGGTAGCGTTCACATCCCCGTGGATTTGTCCGGTGCTGATGCCGTTCTTGGTCAGGTGCGTGACGATGGTGCTGATGCTGGAGCGGAACATGGCAAAGATAATGACCTTCCGGTCAGTTTCCTCAAGAATCTCCATCAGCACCTTCATGCGCGGCGAGGCGTCGAACTCAACCGTTTCTTTGTCGTCTGTGTACGCAGCCCCCGCGGATATCTGCAGCAGCTTGCTGACGGCCACACCCGCATTGACCGCTGAGATCGTCTCGCCCGCTGTCTGGAACAGCATCTGTTCTTTGAGCAGCTTGTAGTACTTGGCCTGCTGCGGCGACATCGGCACATCCCGCGTGACGGTCACAACTGGCGGAAGATCAAGGCACTGCGCTTTGGTGAAGCGTATGGCCGGCTGCAGCACCTCGTGCACCAACTGCTTGGCCTCGGGCTTGGGGGCCCACTTGAACGCGGTGAGCTTGTTCATCACCTTGTCGCGCCATGCGGTAGCGAACTTTGGCACCCCTGACGGGTTGACCAGCTTGGCAAGACCGTACGCATCCACGGGCGTCTGTGAGGCCGGCGTGCCAGTCATCATCCACAGGTATGTGTGCGGGTGGATGATCTTAGCCAGAGACTTCCAGCGTTGTGTGCTGGGGTTCTTGTACGCGTTCGCCTCGTCAACGATGACCAGATCAAAGCGCCCGTCGTTGTTTACCTCCTCCGCGATCAGGTTGAGCCCCTCGTAGTTGGCGATCACCAACTCGTAGTCGCCTTGAACAAGCTCGACACGGCGCATAGCGCTGCTGTGGTGAGCCACCACCGTGCTGCGGTGCATCACGCTGTTGTTGATGTCGCCTACCCATGCCGCGTGCATGATCGACAGGGGGCACAGGATCAGAACCCTGCGCACCTCACCGCGCTTCATCAGGTAGTCCGCCGCCCACAGGGCGCTGAGCGTCTTGCCGGTGCCGGGTTCGTTGAAGCAGAAAGCCCGCCTGTGCAGCGTTAGGAATGACGCCGTCTCAATCTGATGCGCCATCGGGATGTAGCGCCCGGGCCAGTCGTACTTGCGTGAGATAGGCGACGGGGTGTTCTTGACTCCGAGGTTCTTGAGCACCCGCATCTCATCGAGCCCCCAGTACACCGCCACCGTGTAGCCACCGTTGCCATGATCCTCAACGATGCGGCTCTTGGGTATGACGGTGTACTTCCCCGGGTTGCGCGTGCGTATCAGCACCGCCTTGTTGTCGAGGATTTCCATTATGGGACAACCTGCCTTTTCAGACGGCGCTCGTGGCTGTTTACGCGTTGTCGCGCTCGCTCCAAAGACACGCCCATAAGTGCGCCTATCGCAGCAAACGTCAAACCTTCTTGACGCCTATCCCAAGCAAACGTGTCTTTCTCAACCCTAATTGCGCGGGCTCGTTGCGCTTTTGTTAGCTGTTCCATTACTTGCCGTTGTCCGCTTGGTTTTTCTTAGGGCTGCGCAGCCGGGTGTTGCCCGGTATTGACTTGCCGCCCGCACGCAGCGGCTTGATGTGGTCGATGTCTTTGCCGGCGCGGTCCACGCCTTGCTTGTCATAGATGCCGCGGGCCTTCTGGCGCTCGAGTTGGTCTTGCGTCTCGCCCGTTTTCTTCTGCAGTTTGTATGCGTGTTTGTAGTCACGCTTGCCGTTGGTTTGTGTCATGTCTTTCTCCTAGTGCTTGGGGTTGAACTCACAGCCCGTCACCTGACACCACTTGCACAGCGGTGTCTGTGTTGGGTTCCATACTCCGTTTGCGAGCGATGCCTCCAGTCGGGCAATCCGCTCGCGGTACTTCCACCACGCAGCGTCAGCCTGATCGCGCTGCATCTGCATCTTGACCATGTCGTCCTTGACAATGAACAGCAACGCGCTGTTGACTTTGCGGATGTGTGGGAAGTGTGCGAAGGTCATGATTGACATCAGCACCAACTGGTCTCGGTCTGGGTAGCGGTTGCCCCCGGTCTTCCAGTCGCCCACCCATGCGGTCAGGTTGTCGTCGTCCACGATCAGGATGTCCGCGATGCCGCGGACCCACACAGTCGGGGCGTCCCACTTGCACACCCGCAAGTCCTTGGTCAGCGCCATCTCGTACTCAGCCAGCACCCGCCCGCTGTCAGTCTTCCGCAGCATGGCGTCCACCACCGGCTGGAATTGCGCGTACTGTGGCGGGATCGGCTTGCCGTCCTTGATGTAATGCTCGATGACCTCGTGCACCTGCACGCCGTAGCGTGTGGCGTCGGTCTGTTGGAAGGGGTACTTCTTGAGCACCTTCACTTCATGGTAGCGTCGAGCACAGCCTTCATAATCTTTGAGGGAGCTATGGCTCCACTTGACTTGGTGCTCAGACATTTTTGTCGAACCTCGCGCTATCGATGGCACCGCTGAGCTTGTCAGCAAACTCAGTCACGAATGCCTCGTCGCGGCTAAGCTCGTGGCCCATCTCATGCAGGATGGCGTGTGTCAGCTCATGCCAGAACGTGTTACGTTCCCGCGCTGCGTCGTTCTTGAACACCTCAATGATCTTGCGGTCATAGTAGATGCTGCCGTACATGGTCTTAGGCGTTCGCTGTTTGTACTGTATTTGGTAGGCCTGCTTGCCTACGGTCACCCGTGTTGGAATTGCGTTCATGATGTTCCCTACTTCTTTGCTAGTCCGTACCTACGGTGAAAGCCACCGTCAGCCGCCAGAGGAATCCCCGGCATGTATTTTGGCTCGAGCGTCATCTGCTCGAGCACCCACTTGAGAGCCTCTTTCGCTTCTCTCTCCGGTGCAATGGCGATCAACTCGTCATGCACCGTTCCCACCACAGGGTAGCGTTTCGCAACCCGTAGCATCCCGTCCGTCATCACCACGCGGGCTGTCCCTTGTGTGACGTTGTTCGTAATTTTGCCTGCATAGATCTTGGTAGCGTCTGGCCCGTATACCCACTGGCTCCTACCATCTTTGTCTTTCTGCTGACGAAGGTTAGGATACAACAAACTCATGCCGTTGGGAAGAACTATTTCTTCTTTCCTGAAAATCAGGCACTTGTGCCGGTACTCCTCGCCGTCAGCCAGCGAGCGCTGGATCAAGCTGGAGCACAGTTCCCAGAACCCCACAACCGCATGCGCCGTGGCGCGGTAGATGTCGATGATCTTCTTGGCCGCCACGCAGTGGATCAGTAGCTCCTGTGCCGTACAGATGTGGGGGATCTCGTTCATCTTGATCACGTTGTCGTCCCACTCGAGGAAGCGCTCGATGTAGTCACCTGTCACGCCAAGCTGCTTGGCCTCCTGCTTCGTGTAGCGCTTGGGCGGGGCACCGAGGAACCCAACGAGCAGTTGTGCTGCAAAGCTCGCCCACCCAAGCTGGTATCCGCAGCCCAGCAACGCGCTCTTGGCCGACTGCCGCAAGTCCGGATGGCGCTCTTTGCTCAGGTCAGGGATGTTGAACATCTGCGAGCCAAACATTGCGTACGGATCACCGCCGGCATTGAAGATGTGCAGCAACTCGTCGTAGTCCGCCATCCACGCCAGCACCCGGGGCTCAATCTGGGACAGGTCACCCACCACGCACACGTGCTTCTCGGGGGCCATGATCGCCTTGCGCAGGAAGCTCCCGCGCTTGAGGTTCTGCATGTTGATGGCACTACCCTTGCTGGCCGTCCACCGGCCCGTGGCTGCACCGTAGTAGCTCAGGGGCACCGGCAGTGTGCCGCGCCCTGCAATGTCTAGGAAGCGCTGCGCCCGTGTGCGCTCCGTCGTGGACTTGACCTTGAGCCGCGCCTCACACAGGAGCCGCACATCGTCGTTGCTACCGTTGAGCATCGCTTGGAACATGGCGTCTGTCTTGGCGAACGCGAAGTTCTCCCCCACCGGGTTGGGCGTCTTAACCGTGGGCTTCTTCTTCTTGGTCGGCGGCTCCACACCCACATTGCGTAGCAGTTCCGCGAAGCGGTCATTGCTGGCTAGGTCCGCGTCGGTGATCTTCAATCGCTCGAGCAGCGCCTCGCGTGCCTCACGCTCCTCATGCAGCGCGTTGAACAGCATGTCCTCATCAAGCTCAAGCATCGGGCGGGTGTACATCTTCATCGTCATGTCGATGAGTCGTAGTTCCTTTGCAGGGTAGCCCTCCGCGAGTCTTTTGAATATTTGTTCGCAGAGATATACGTCGTGCTTGCAATACTCAACAAGTTCTCTTTCTGTCTCAGGCTCAAGGACGGCCAGTCCATCCGTAGAATATACGGCTCGCCCTTTGGGGGGAAGGCCAAAATCGCTTGCAAGTTTTGCGAGGGAATTGCCAACCTCCACGCCGCGTAAAGCACGCGCCATTGACAAGGAATCGAAGATGAAGCAGGGGTGTACTCCGTATACCCATTCGAGAATCGAAACATCGAATTGGGCGTTATGCGCAAGGACTGCTGTCTTAGTCCAGTCGTAGGTCGATAGGATTCGATGAAGCTCATCTCCTCCATACCATTGAGTGATTGCATCGGTTCCGTATTCATGCAGACAAGCTCCGAAAGCCTTAAAGCGTTTGTCACGGATGTACTCCTCAGTTGTGAGCTTGGACAGCGTGTACTCCTTGCTGTCCCAGCGAGTTTCAAAATCGATTGTCAGCAGCATTGTGTAAGGTGCGCTCATGTGGTTCCTAGTTGAATTTGTCTTTGGGCGGTGCGTCATGCATCGTGACCGCGGTCATGTACTCGGTGGCCTTGTTGATGAGGTCCACTGACTCCATCTCATTAGCGTTCAGGGACATCAACACTGTCTCGTCCTCGCAGCGAGTTATCAGCAGCCCGCTAAAAAGCTCCGGGCCTGTGTAGCAGAGTGCGATCATTCGCACGACGGCTCGGAAGTGTTCTTGCGCTTGTACGTCCAGCTTGGACAGCGCCTCCATCATCTGCGCGTCTTCCCCTGTATCAGTCTCCATTGAGAATTCCTTTAAGTGCGTGAATGTTTTCTTCGTTGATTACGATGGCTATGCCGCCAGCAGCCCTGATCTTTGCAAGGTGCGACTCCTGCAGCGCGGTGGTCTTGCCCTTGCCTGCCTTGGCTTCTATGGCAATGAACCCGCCTCGGTTGCAGACTAGGAAGTCAGGCACACCACTGTTGCCGTAGCCTGTGCCGATGGGCATCGCAAAGTAGGACTGGCTGTCCTCGAGTATCTTTCGTATGCGCTTCTTCACAAGCGCCTCTGGCGTGTTTGCCATAGATGTCTCCGGTTGGTTAATAGGTGAGGGGGGAATGTAGATTCCACGCCCCCTCGGTTCGTGGTGGGGGAGTGACAGCGCGTCAAACAACTGCTGTCGGGCTACGCACTGTCGCAATCTAGGGCCACATATACAAGGCGGTTGGCTAGACTACATCGATGGCCCGACTCAATCCTTTGTCTGTAGCTCGATGAGCTTGTCGAGGTAGTGCTGCGCCTTGAGTAGGTCTTGCACACCGCCCTTGTCACGCCAGCGGCTCACGTACTTGATGATGTTGCCCTCGAAGTACCCGAGTTCATTGGCGGCAATGTAGTCCCAAGGCTGGATGGCCTTGGTCTTGTAGTGGCTGCCCGCCACCTGTATCTCGTTTGCGCTCATTGTTTCTCCTTCTGTCGTTCTCTGTATCGTTTTGATATCTCTGCGCGGGTCATCTTGGCCCGGGGTTTGTCCTCACCCTCCCACATACCATAGACCGGTATTGCGTCTCGCCCAAGCGAGTCCTGCAGCCAGCCCACGACATGTATGATGGCCCCGGCTTTGAGTGCCCGCAGCCACTCTTGGGCTGTGACCAAGTGTACACCAGTATGGCTACTGAGTTGTTGTGCAGTCACGGTTCCTTGCAACAAAAGCTGCATCGTTTGCGTCAGGACAGCGTGGCTGACCTTAACTCTGTGGGGCTTTATCATGCTTGGCCTTATCAATTTGTTCTCTGATCCATTTGGGTCCACCGAGTTGTAGCAGCTTGACCCGCTGGCTCTTGGTCAACCGCAGTGAGTAGACCACCATAAGATCATCATCAACCTTTTTTTTGCGTTGCTCAATCTCGCGCTCAATCCTCTCAAACTCGTCGTCTTCAGTGATCATTGTCATTCTCCATATCTTTGAGCATTTGGTTTAGCGCTATCATTTTTTTCATTGCCGCCATCTGTTGATTGTGAGCAAACTCCGCAGCTTCGCTAAATGCTTTTTGGGCTGCGTACAAATCGCTGATTTCCTCTTTAATTTCTTGTTTCGTTTTCATGTGTTGCGCTCCTTTAGTTTGGCTAATGCTTCTTCCGTGGACATCCTAGGGCTGACCGCTAACAGAAACGCAAGTTTCGCATCTCGCAATCTCTGCAATGTTACCTCTGGGGGTGTCAAACGCTCCACTTCGTCAAGAACTCTGTTCTTCTCAATGTCATACGCAAGTAGGGTTGCATACGCCTCCTCGTATGCAATTGGGTTTTCTTTAAACGCAGTCCAAGTGTCTTCCCATGCTCTGTATACCTTGGGTCGGTTAGCATTTATTTCTGCCAGTTGTGCTTCGGCTTTCTCAAGCAGCATGGTCATGTGTTACTCCAAGTTCTCATTGCGTATGCACAGTCTCGTTTCAAGTAGGGCGGTAGCTGCTTGTGTTTAGCCAGCATGTCGGCCCATTGACTGATGTACTTCTCGTAGCGGTCTAGCCATAGGGCTTCTTCTTTTGCGGTCATGTGTTCTTCTCCTTTGGTTGTGTGGCATTAAGCACAGCGTTAAGGTGCTGCGGGTTAATGCTCTCGCCGTGTTCTTGCTTGTACTTATGGTTAAGCTGCCCAAACGAAATCAGTCGGTTGAGTGCTTCCTCCACGGACATGCCAAGGCGCTCATGTAGGGGTTGTTTGTTTGGCTGGGTCATGTGTTGCGCACCTTTAGTTCGGTGTAGAACTCACCCCAATATTTCGCCATGTCTTCGGGGGCTGATCCTGTCCTGTACCCTGCATCGACGACTGCCATGATCCCGCGCCAGAACGCTGCTTGCTCCTTCTCAGGTAGTGCTTTTATCCGCGCTACGAAC